CGTTCTAGCATGGCTTCGTATTCAGATGTAAGAGGAATCTTTACTTTAAAAGTATTTCCAGCAAGTTCAAATGAACGGATGCGGATTAGGTCTTTATTTTCGGCAAACTTTTTGCCAAATGCTTCTACTAACTTGCTCATATTTTTTCCTTATTTGCTGTTTTTTGCTTTGTATTTTTGTAATGCCAATCCTAGATTATTGCCTAAATCATTAGTAACTGCTTGAGATTGTGATTCTAAAGATGTACGCATATAGGGATGTGCCGCCATTTTATAGCTTCCAAACTCTTGCACATTGGCTCTAGCATCAGATGGTATGCCAGTTTGCTTTGTTCCTGTTTTTTTGTTTTCCCATTTTTTCTTAGCTAAAACATTGCCAGGCGCAGTTGTTACTAATGCCATAGCAACTTGACCAGGATTGTAATACCGAGAACGCTTATCTTTAGATGATGGTTTTCTAGCTTCAATTCTAAGGGATTGAGATAATGCTCCAGTATCAACTGGTGCTCTCATTCTAGCCATAGCCAAAACAGGTTTCATGGCTTGCCTAACACCGCTTACAAGAATTTTCTTTTGATCCTTTTCGCCAAAATCCGCTTGAATTTCAGTAAAGACTTCTTCAAGTTCTTTAAATCCTTTGAACTGAAAAGTAATCTTATCAGCCATACTACTCCCCGTTTTTAATCATCTTTTGATAAATGGCGTTATTTAACTTAACGACATAATCAACAACTTCTTCTGGGGATAGTTTATCGGCATGGCGTTTAGCAATTTCATACGCTGTATTGATGCCAGCAATACGCTGTTGTTGAAAGCCAAACCAGTTTTTTGTACCACTACTGGATTGGCTAATCAGATAGCTAAGTAGGTCGCTATTATTATTTATTGTTGTCATATTGTAAAAAACCCCCGTAGGGGTTTCTATTAAGAGTTGTTAGACCAACCATATTGGTTGCCACGAGGATGCAGAGTAAATACAGCTTTAGCTTCTGCGCCAGGTTGAGCATCGATATGGAATTGGCTTACACGACCATTGAAAGCGTAAGCAATAGTGTTAGAACCATCAACTGCGGCAATAACATAAGTACGCTCTACGATTCCGCTATAAGCATCATCACGAATCTGCAACAAAGCTGTTTGACTTGGATTCCAAGCGGCAGTAATTGTCATAGAAGTAGGTGCTGACTGTGTAGGGATTTTGTCAGATTGACGGCTACCAGCAACCATGAACGATGCAACTGCATCATCTTGACCGAAAGCTGGGATAGCTTCTACAGGAACTAAATAGCCAGTAGAGCCAGTACCATTAGCTTCTGTGCCAACAATATCGCCAATTTCGCCTGTCCATGTAGCAAGCTGACTTACAGGTAATGATGTTTCATCAGCTTGAACCCATAACGATGCTGAAAATCCAGGTAATACTTGATTTGGAATTGCCATGATAAATCCTTTAATTAAAAGTTAAATAATTCTATCTTATTAAGCTGGAATATCCAAGGTGCAATCCAAAATAATCTGGTGCATACCAATCGTATCGTCAAATGTATTATACAACCACATTAAATCAGCCTTGGCAATCCAAAAACCACCAATGCCACCAAACTGTCCTTGATAACCATGTAAGGCTTGGGCTATCTCATTTTCTATTGTAAATCCATCTTCTAGTTTTTGCGTAAAAATGGATATTTGAAAAACTGGGGTATCAATACCTTTAACTTGCTGTGGTCCTGTATATACAGGCTGATGCACATTCCTCAACTGCCAGGTAATAAACTTAGTCTGGGTTTTAACAAAGTTTCGGTTAAAAAGGGCATAAACAGGCACAGGATCAACAATAGTGCTAAGTTGAGCCTGTATAGCTTCTGCATAATTAAGGACATTATTCTGGCTCATACTGGGGCTGTCGGATCATTTCTGTAGCAAAGAAGGGTAATGTTCATACGATCATTAGATTCCATGCAATCAGTAATTCGATAATCATTTCCCCGCCAAGTAACAGAATATAGATTTTGATTATCTACAATCTCTTTCATATTGGGGGTGTAATTAAAAGTAAGGTCGGTTAAATCAGAATAAATCCTGTATTTCTCCGAAATTCTTAGGCTGTTATGAACATCTTTAACCCTAGCACGAGTTTCAAACCAAGGGGCAATCGTTGTGGTTTGCTCCCCGTATGTGCTAGTGCCGTTTGTAACATTGTTAATGGTTACATTTTCATAACGAGCTATTCCCATTACATCACCAAAGGTTTATAGCTTCTAAGCAACTGAGCCACGCCAAAAGGAATTTCTTGTAGCCCGCCAGCAACTGTATTGCTACGATTGTTGTATAGGTGGGTCAAAAGAAGCAAAGCCGCCTGTTTAATTACAGGATACTGGGCTAATGGGTTGGCATTAGTGGTATATACAACAACTAATGGATTTGTCATTACTGTATTGATGTCATTAGGAATGGCATTAATAATTACCTTGTTTCCTGTAGGATCATAAAAATATTCGGTAGCGACTATCTTTGTTAAAATAGGTGGCTGATCGCCATTCCAATAGCTTACTGAATTAATAACAGTTCCAGCGGTATTTCTAAAGTCTTGGGACACCTCTGGCAAGTCTAAGGCTGTCTGCATCCCCATAGCCTGATTTACAGCCCCATAGTAGGCTTTATATTGGATAGGGAATATGGACATACCAAGATAGTCCTCAATCGCCATACGGGTCGCTAATTCAAGCCCAAGCAGATAGCTGTCTTGGCTCTCATCATTGAAAAGATTAAGCTGATTGGTAATCTCATCAAGGGTAAGCCATGAAGTAAGAATATCACGGCTTACTTGCTCAACTTTTTGATAACTCCAAGGGTTTCTAGGCGTACCAGAATACATCCCTATTGCTATGTTAGATGACATAGATTGCCTTAATCAAACCAGCTTAAACGAACTCCAGCATATACATCACGAATTGTAGAAACCATACGCTTTTCAGCATACAAGGTTACAAAGCCTGGTTGAGTCTGTTCAAAACGCTTAAAGGTAAATTCTTCATTATCTGCAATAGTAACAAATCTTGACCAATCAGCTAAATAAACAGGGAATTTTCCTGTGCCGCCTTCCACATCCATATAAGGATTAGGGATAACTTCATGTCCAAAAATATTGCCAACTGCGCTTCCATTGGCATTACCTACTTCCAAAAATACTGGCATACCATTGCCACCAGTTAATTCACGCAAATTTTGAATAGTAGTAGGATGCATCATCCAGCAAGTAGAATCATAGTTCCAATATTGTGCTGGTAATGCAGAAGCTAAAGCAGTAATGTCGTTGTAGTCTAAAAATTCGGCAGTTTGCGCTACTGTTAATACAGTATGAATACCATCATCTAAAGCAGACCCATTTGTTCCAAAAGATGCTTCAGATGTTGAGCTTGGATAATAATTTAATCCACGCAAACCATATTCAGCACCAGTTGTAGTAGTTCCTGAACCTGATTGGTCATCATTGAGCATCATTGACAATGCTTCTTGCTGTAAAAATTCTAAAGCTAAATCCATTACTACTGATTCTTCTAAATTATTAATATCAGAAAGAACGGCAGTACGAATTGGAATCTGTGCAGAAATAACTTTTACTGGAATCTGCCAGTAAGAAGTATCTTCGCCTGGTGTTCCCACATTGGGAGTAAAAGTATAGCCCCAAGGATTATCAGGGTTAGTTGCATTACCAGTTTTTGCTACAAAGGCTTCATCTGAGCCAATGGTTGTAATTTGTCTTGCATAAGTGCGAATAGGGTTAGCCATACGCAATGCGGCAAAAGAATCATCATAAATTGTACGACCACCAATCCCTGATCCAGAGCCAGTAAGATCGGATGCTTCGTTGAGTGTTAATTTTGATTCGCCTTCAACTAAGGCTTTTTTAATGGCTTCATAAATTAGAGTGGTGTTCATATTTCAATCCAAATAAGTTAAAAAAAAGGCGGGGGATTTCTCCCCCATCCTTTAATCAGCAGTATGAGTGCTACGATATGCAACTAACGCAAATGGATCAACTACAGAAGATGCTAAACGCTTCTCGCCGTAGAAAGTGATAAATCCAGGTTGAGTTTGGTCGTATCTACGCAGAACCATGTTCAAACGATCAACAATAGCATGACCTTTTGTCCAATCGCCAAAGAACATTGGGTACAAGTCAGCTTTAGGACTAGAACCAACATCATTTGGACCATCGCAATACTTATTAACAACAACATCAAAGCCAAGCAACTGACCTACGATGCCATCTGTACGAGCAAGACCATCAATGTAGATTGGGCGCTTTTGGTCATCAACTAATCCACGAATAGCTTGTAACTGTAGTGGGTTAATCATGAACTTAGCAGATTCAGTCCAGTATTGATTTGGCAAGCTGTAAATAAAGTTCACTACATCTTTATAAGTAATGTTGTTAGTAGTTGTGCTTGTGCCATTGGTTGTGATTTGGTCATAAGTAGTGATTGTTGATAAACCATTACTTGTTGATACACCACTTGAACCATAAGCCGCTGGATGAACAGTACCACCAGCGTAGGTGCTTGAGTAAGCATATTGATTCAAACCACGCAAGCCATTTGTTCCACCATAAGTGCTTGGTGAATCAGTTTGGTCGTTGTTCAAAATCATAGATTGAGCTTCAACTTGACCAAATTCAGCCATCATGTCAGAAACAATGTTGCCTTCCAAACCATCAATGTCATCAAGAGTTGCTGTACGAACAGGGAACTCACAGTTCAAATCTTTCAACACTAATTGCCAAATGTTGGTGTTTTGAGTTGTTGGAGAACCATTGTTTTGAATTGCATAGCCCCATTGAGCACCAGCATTGCCAGTTTTTGCACGGAACTGATAAGCAGAGCCATCAGTAGCAACAGAACGAGAAACTCCACGCAAAGGATTGGTTTGACGGAGTGATACAAATACAGGATCGTAACCAGTACGACCACCGACATTGTAACCAGAACCATAGCCCGCTGGATTACCCAACTGTGAACCATCTTCCTTCATGTAAGCATCATACTGATCTACTGATTCAAACAGTTTGATTTCTTTTTCAACTTTGTTGCCAGCTTTATAAAAATCACGAATCTGCTCACGAACAGAACGATTAAGTTCCTGTGAAATAGATGTATAAGTTTTAACAATAGCTGGAGCTTGAACTTCAGAAATCTTAGCTTCTAGTGCGGCAACTTTTTCAGCAAATTCTGCTTTAGCGGCTTCAACAGTAGTAGCAACTTCAGCTTTTACTTCTTCAATCTTAGCAACAGAAGCCGCTTCGATTGTGTCTAATTTTTCAATAACTTCTTTCATGATAATTCCTTTATTTGATGCGTTTAGATAATGCTTTCAACAGTTCTCTTTCCTTTAAGGCTTGGAGAATTGCATCAGCTTCATTGACCACCGCTTCCGACTCACTCGGTATTGGGGCTACCTCAACTGTTTCTGGTTCAACATCACGCTGTTCCAATACTTTTTTGAGGATTGAAGATGCGGTGGTCGCATCTTTTCGGGAAAGCCCAGCATCACGCAAGGATTTTTCGATTAGTCTAGGGTTTGCATTGCCATCAGCATCAAAGTATTCCAGCTTCATAACTTCTGCCGCTGGATTGTTTGGATACATTACTACTGACACTTCACGCAAGCCACCTTTAGTAATTTGGAAATAGCCATCGCCTTCATCAGCATCAATGCCAAGAGCAACGCCATTCTCATCTACCATTTGTGCTTCATCTGCAAAAGCACCAACGGAAACTCCACCAAATAGATTAGGTGAAGATTTTAAAACTTCATAAAGATCAGCACCGCCAGAAGTGTTCATAAACAACTTCCCTTTAGCGGTCATTCCTTCTTTATCAAAATTAAACTCATCCCATTGACCCATAGGCATCCCCATATCATTATGATTAAGGAACATAGGTAATGGTTTGCCAGTTTGTGAAAATTCATCTGCCCATTGAGCAAAGCCTTCTGGCTGATAATTAAATTTGCGACCATCTTGTCCAATTCTGGACCCCCAAGAAGTCACTCTAGCTTCAATTAATCCACTAGGGTTTGAGCTTTCTTTTGAGGATTGGTTTAGGCTTAACTTTGCTTCGCAAAGGAAATTTAGGCTCTGATTCATTGACTATCCCATTCTTAATAGATTGATTATC